GCAAGGCTCAGCCGCCGTCTTCTGGGCCTCCCACTTGGCGAAGGCAGCCTTCTCCGCGTCCTGTGCGGCGTAGAAGACGGCGGCTGAGCCTTGCGCTGACCCTCCGGAGAGGGTTGCGGCCTTCATCACTTTGTCGACGGCTTTCGCAACAGCCGCCTCTTGCTTTGCAAGCTCGGCCTGAATGACCTCCCCTTGCTTGCGAATCTGCACGCCAGGGGCGTTTGCCGCCCCCAGGATGGAACTGAATGCCCCAACGGGGTAGGCAGTCTCTCCGGCTACGATCTTCTTGATCTTGGCCAACTCGCTGGCCACGACCGCCTCAGCCTGGCTGAGTGAAGTCTTCGCCCCCTTCTCCACACCTTCGCCAAGCGCCTTGCCCGCCGACACGCCGGCCGCGCCCATGCCACTCATCGCCATGCGCAGCTGCTCAGGCAGCGCCTGCACCACGCTGGACAGTTCACGAATGGAATTCTGCAACTGGCCCAGGGCTGATCCACTGGTGCCTACGCCAACGATGATGCGGCGGAGTTCTTCAAGAGACTTCCCAGTCCCTGCCAACTTGCTAACCGACGTGGTCAGCTTGTCAAGTGTTTCGAGTGCCCGGTTGAGCTCTGGTACACCTTCAGGGGTGAAGTTGATGCCTGTAGCCATTGGGAGCCCCGTTGCGTGACCTGGGCATTATGCCCGTGCCCCACAACGGAGTCACTTATTCTTGGCGGCATCTATCTCGGATTTCAGCCTCTTGCGTGCGAGCTCCACCTGCACGTCATCAATGAGTTTGATGCCAGCCCACAACCAAGCTCTGTCCTGATGTTCGATTCCGTGGATTTGGCAGTAATCCATGAACGGGCCCCATAGCAAGGGGTAAGGCCCGCCACCCTCGGAATAGGTTCGAGACCGGGCGACCTCAAGGTACTCACTGTAGAAGAACAGCAGCCGTGGGCCCAGCACGGGACGGTTCAGCAGCGCGGCCGGCACAATGCCAGTGCCGTCCTGCATGTCCTGGAGCATGCCCAGCGAGTCTCCCCACTGGGCGTTCCACTCCAGGAAGGCCGTCACTTTCCCGTGTCAGCTTCCTTCTGGACAGCCTTGAAGCGATCGATGTCTTCGGCGCGCTCGAACACCCAGCGGCGGAAGTCCTTCACGGCCAGCATCGTCTTCGCATTCTCGACCGAGTACTCGAGCGGCTCGCCGTTCCACAGCAAGTCGCCACGCCAGCCCAGCAGCAGCGCCCGCGCGGCGGTGTCGATGATAATCTCTTCGGCCTTGGCCTCCGAAGCATCGTTCTTGGCATCGATGAGGCGCTTGTTCTTCTCGAACGCCTTGGTCATGAGCCGGTTGTACTTCTTGTTGTTGGCTCGGGCAATCAGGAAGGCCACGCCATCAGCGTACTCCTCCCATGCGCCTTGCTCTTCGGTAACGAGGTCGGTCGCGAATTCCTTGAACAGATCGACTGCCATTTTTTCTCCTGGGAGTTGGGTTGGGATTGGACGCGCAATTTTAGAACGAAAAAGGGGCGGTGCACCAACACCGCCCCAAACAGGCATCCCAGCCCAAAACCAGAAGAGGATCACGGAGTCACAGCAACGCCCACACGGTCGATGAAGATTTCCTTGCGCAAGGTCGCATCGGCGTTCGCGCGATCTTCCAGCAGCGTGACCACAACCTCAGCCATCAGATCTTGGTCCTTGCCGCCGGCAGTGACCTTGAACGAGGTGATGTTGCAGACCGGCATCGAAAAGATGTAGCCGTTGCCCGATGGGTCCAGCGACGCCCAAATCAGCGACGTCGAGGTGTTCGCAATGAACTTGTCGTAGATCGTGCCGTTGGCGAAATACATCGACAACGTAGCCTTGGCTGCGATCGTGCCAGCGGCCACATCCACAGGCGCCAAGGAGCCAATGGCGCTCTGCTGACGGATGGCGTTGTCGTACTCGAGACTGATCGACTTGATGTAGGTGCCGGCCACCGGAGCGCCGCCTTCCCAGATCAGCGACTGCGGGTTGGACACCGCGCTGTGGCCAGTGTAGGCCAACGAAGCCGTGTTGGTGGTCGCACCAGCAATGTTCGTGCTGGTGTTGCGCACTGTGCCCAAGCCCATGAAGTCGATGGCCAACGTGGTCAGAGAACCGCTGGCTGCGCTGATCGTCGCCTTGGACGGCACCTGGCCCTTGTAGGCAAAGTACTGGCCCACGTCGAGCATCTGCTTCTCAATCGTGAACGAGGTGATCGTCGTGCCATGAGTCAAGCGCGAAGTGCAAACCGCACCGCCAGCGGTAGAACCAACCACCGCAGCCGGCGTGTTCGCATCCAGCGTGATGACGGTGGTCGTTGGCGCCACCGAAGTGCTGACGCGGAACAATTTACCGTCGTTCGCGCTGGTCGGGTGCAAGAACAGGAACCACTGACCCTTCTTCAGGTTCGCATACGAGTCATTGCCGGCCGTAGCCGGGCTGGCCGTGAGCGTGGTGGCCGTGGCCACCGTCGTGGTGTTGGGCGTGCCCTGCACACCGTTCGTGCCGTACACCGTCCAGGTCGACTCCATCAGCGAAGCCAGGATCCGGTCGAACTCAGCATAGCTCAGCTCAGCCTGGATGCCACCGGCCGAAGACGCGCTCACAGAAACCTGCGACAGCGTGGTGCGGCTGGAGTTGATTTCCTTGGAGGTCTCCTTGGTCAAGTCATAGTTGAACGACTCGCCAGTGACTCGCAGGTCATAGCTGTTGCCGACGGTGGGGATCGTGCCGAGCACGGTCTCCAGGATGTAGCGCATCTGGATGCGCGAGGTGCTTGCGAGTGCCATGTGGTGGGCTCCTTTGCTTCAGGGGAGTGTAGACAGACGAAGAGGGCTGAACAACGAAAGATGGCAGGCTTACGCGCACATTGGCGGCAATGTCATACCAACGTGTCAGCTTCGAAGGGAACAATGACTGGGTAGTAAACCCAACCCAGGTGCGGACGCTCTTTCACGGGGCTAGACCCCCACAACCGAAGGTTGCCAGAAGACCGCATGTGCAAGGAAGGAACGAAGAAGTCCAGTAGCTCGTTAGCCTTGGCCGACCCTTCGTTTTCCCGCACAGCAGCAGAGATGTGGAGCTGCCCGTAAACCCGGTGACTCGCGCCAGCCAGGTTCACCTGCTCTCCAGAGATGTAGGCGATGTTCACGCAGAGAAACGGATTGGTCTGCGTCTTGGTGTCCACCAGGATCCGATTGTCATACTCCACCACAAGGGTGTAGGACGACCAGGTCGCGCGGCGCGCCTCGACGAGAGCCACAATGGCTTGACGAACTTCTTCGCGAGTCATTCTTCACTGCTCCAGAGCAGCACCCCGCCGCGCGAGTACTTGTTGATCACGTAGTAGGTCATCATCTCGAACGGAGGCACGTGCATGGGGCGCAACTCTTTCTTCTTCGGCCCAATGCCAACAGACACTTCCTCTGCGTAGGCTACGGCATTCTCAAAGCGCACCTTGGTGTTCCAGTGCATCTTTTCGATCTGTGGCAAGGCCCGCTCGATCGCCGCGTAGGGCGCCTCGCCGTCCCCGATCTGGACAGGCTCGTAGGTCTTGTCTTTGAAGCCTCCAGTGTGGTTTTTCTTGTACCAATTCACCCGCGTCGCTGGGCCGTCAGCAGTCAAACGAACCTGCCAATTGGCAGCCAAGTTTCCGGACCACTGTGGCGTGTGCAGCACGAGATCCTCAAAGACTTTCTTGATGAACTCCTGGTACTGTTTGGTAACTTGCCCGGTCGCACGAGCTTTCTCCGCTTGGATGGACCGCTGCCAGCTGCGCAAGCCTTGGATGTCGAGGTTGACCATCAGCGCCTCCGCACATGCAGAGCCCAGGCGTCCTGCTCAGACGCCACCTGCTCCACCCGCCAGTTCAAGCTCTGCACCGTAAGCTCCTGCCCCGGCGTAGGCGTGATCGAACTCTTGGCCACCACCAGTGTGTGGTCACCCTGGTGGTACAACTCATCAGCTGCCGTGTTCTGGCTGTACAGCCGCGCCCGCTCGATCAAGATGCCTGGCACCGCTGTGCTCACCGCCGTGCTCGTGTCAGTAGCCGGCAGGTAGGCGGTGGTCGTGAAGGTGGCGGTGTGCAGCGCATCCGTTCCAAGGTCATCCACGAACGCTGCCGTGAAGCCTGCGGAATCGTCATTCGTGGAGCGCACCCGCATCAAGCGCGAGCCCAGCGCAAGGTAGTCGCCGCGCGCGATCGTCTCGCTAGTCGCGAAGCTGACCAGGTACTGTGTGAAGTAGTCCGAGGTGGACAGGCCGTCTACTGTGTCCTTGAAGTACTCGCGCATGCAGTACGCTGCCGTGCCGCCGGCCCCCAGCGCGGCCTGGCCGGGCGTGCGCACCGTGGGCAGATCTGTGCCCTTGCGCGTCCAGTAGCTGGCCCGCAAGGCCCGATTGAACAGTCCGTCGATGCTCTGGCCGCCTACGATCCAATACTCGTCCAGGATGCGCACGCAGCGCCGTGCTGGCATGACGATACCGGGGGCAGCCGAGAGCACTCGCCGCTTGGCCAGGGACCCCTCGGGTTGGGCCGTCTCGAACGCAGCCTGCTGCGAGCGAAACAAATACCTCCCGCTGTACCCGTCGTACGTGTCGAGATCATCGAAAACCTGCGAGAGGTTCCGGAATTTCATACGTTGGTCACGGGGTCTTTGGCGATGCCCACACCCACGACCATCGTGCGAATGGTGCGCGTCACCGTGTCACCACCGAACAGGGCCACAAAGGCCGTCGATAGCTTCAAGCGTAGGGACTCACACCCAGCCAACACGCCGGCCTGTGTGAGCTGGAAGGGGTCTTTCACCCGCTCCTTGTGGCCTCGGCCATCTTGCATCCGCAGTTCGGCGAAGTAGGGCAAGGACGTGAGCAGGCTCTTTCCGATTGCATAGGCTGAGTAGAGCTGCACCAGGTCGAAGAACCGCTTCTGCGCCGCACTGCGCGTTGCATAGTCAATGGCCGAGATGGTCTTGAACTGGTCGACCAACCCTATGTTGATGTCGTCCAGGTCAAGGATCAGTTGGCGCTCAAACAGAGGCTGAGCCAGTACGGCGTCTTCGAGCTCTTCATCGGCAACACCGAGCACAGCCCGAACTTCCTCATATGTGGTATACTCTGTCAGCATTCCGGTCTTTCAATGTGAGGCGAAAATGTCAGAACTTACAGGCAAATCCAGAGCCAATTTCCTGATCTCACCGGAGCTCCTGAGCCTGTGCAAAAGCGAGGCAGAACGACAGGGAACGACTCTGACAGGGCTCATCATCCAGGCGCTCACCGAAACCATCACCCGCCGGGCTACCGCTCTCGAGCTGATGCGTTTGGAGCATCTCCCGGAGTGGGCCCGTCGACCCATGGTCGTAGCTGAGGCTCCCAAACTCACTGATCCACACACCCTCAATGAGCCCCTCGTTCCTCCAGCGCCGGCCGAGAGTCATGACAGCCTCGACTCACGCTTGCTTTGACGCCTTGAGCGGGGTCGAAGCGGCCGCCAGGGCGATTGCAGCCGGGGCCCAGGGGTCCTTCACCGGCTTGATCGTGGGTTGGTCCTTCGCCCAGGTGCTGTAGCGCGCCTTGACCGGAACTTGAGAGGGGAAGTGGCACTGTGCCACTGGGTCGTAGAAGCCAAAGGCGCCAGAGTTCAGCAGCCATTCGCCGTCGGGGTGAATCACTTGGGGAGTTGTCATGTACTTGACCCGCTTGATAAGTTGCTATAGTGTTGCGCCATGCTTTCTACCATCCCAGCTGGCATTCTTGAGAAATGCCAAGCCACGCATCCGAACAGCTTTCTGTACCTAGGCAGGGAAAAACAGCCTGTTGGTAAGTCTGGCTCATTTTATAGGTTAGCGCTCACTTGCAAGCTGCACCCAATGGAAGGACAGCTCTTGCAGCGCCAGGATTCGCACCTTCGAGGTCAGAACCCCTGCCCTGCCTGCGCGAAAAAAGCCCGAGAAGGGCGAGACAGAGATTCTTTTGAGACTGTAGTTGAGAAGTGCCGGGCTGTACATGGAACGATGTATGACTACAGCAAGATTGGCACAGCCCTGGGGAAGTCGACAACAGTCACAGCCAAGTGCCCAAAAGGCCATGTGTTCACTTGCACAGTCTCAAATCATCTGTACCACAAATCTGGTTGCCCTTCCTGCACGGTTCCTCGCCACACACTGAAAACAGCAGCTCTTGCTGCTATGAGAGTTCATGGGATGCGGTACACCTACACCGGCTTCCACCAGCACAGCGGAAAACAACGGTCTCGTATCAGCTACATCTGCCCAGAGCACGGGGAACAAACCCAGCCGCTTTCTTCCCATCTCAAGGGGGTTGGGTGCCCCTTGTGTGGCCGGGCGAAAGCAACACAAGCCAACCGGGTTGGGAAAGAAGACGCTCTGGCCAAGCTGGCTCGATCAAGCTCTCCTCTGCGCCTGCTGGAAGAAACATACGCCTACGGCACAGCAAAGGCGTCCTTCATCTGCCCTCATGGCCATGTGACCCAAAAGCTACCGGCCTTGCTCGAGTACAACCCCGGGTGCTTTAAGTGCTCGGCCAAGATAAGCCAGGCCAACCGAGACATTCAGACGCTGTTGCCTGGGGCGGAACTGGAAGGAGTTCTCGGCCCCCGGTTCAATGTTGATGTGCTTCTGACACCTGCCCGCTTGGTAGTGGAGCATCACGGCCTGATCTGGCACAGCGACTTCTATCAAAAAAGCCCCACGTACCACAGGGACCGAATGCTCAAGATCCAAGCTCTTGGCTACCGTTACCTGCAGGTATTCTCTGACGAGTGGGAGTTGAGGAAAGAAGCGTGCACCTCCATAATCCTGCGGGCGGCTGGCCTAGACACTTCTCCCTCAGTCGGTGCCAGGAAGACAGTCGCCTGCGAAGTGCCCCCTGGGGAGGCTGCAGCCTTCCTGGACGCTCACCATATCCAAGGGGCGCCAAGGGACTGCACACACGCTTTTGGCTTAGCCTGCGCTGGAGAACTTTGTGCTGTGTCTACGTTCACCCAGGGGGCGTCAAACCGCATCCAGCTCCCCCCAGGGTACTACGAACTCAGTCGGTTCGCCACTGCCGGGCGCGTCCCCGGAGGCTTCAGCAAGCTGTTGCGCTACGCCGTCCTCCGCCTGGGCGCTACAGCGCTGCGCACAATCTCGGACAACCGATTGTTCACTGGCGAAGTCTACCGCCGTTGGGGTTTCCAGAGAACTGCGGAGATCCCTATCGACTACACCTACATCGATGTCACGAGCCCAGGCAAGCGTCGCAGGCACAAAGCCAACTTCCAAAAGGCAAGACTTGCAGCACTGCTGCCTGGCGCTGACATGGCCCTGCCCGAGCAGGCTCTGACCCGCCAGCTGGGCTTGTATCGGGTCTACGATGCAGGCAAGGTGCTGTGGACGTGGCAGGCATGAAAAAGCCCGCTGAAGCGGGCTTTTCTGGGTCGAGGCCTGGAGGTCAGTCGATCGTCAGGACGTCGAAGGCCTTCAGTTCGCTGTCGCCAAACATGCGGTAGCAGGCTTCCGACCAGTCGATGCGCAGTGCACTCTTGCGCTCCAACACGAAGGCCTCAGAGGCGCTGTACGAAGCCGCCGTGTTGACCACCTTCACAATGCCGCGCGAGCTGTCCACCGCCCAGACGGTGTTGGCCGGCACCGGGCCGCCAGAAGCGGCGTCGTCGGTGATGAACCAACGCACGTCGTTGCCGAAGCCGCTGTTGATGATGCGGGCCTGCGGGTCAACACGGGCCAGCGTCGGGTCGTAGGCGTTCGAGCCAGGACGGCCGGTGCGCGACTCGATCTTCAGGTACGTGTCGATGTCGGCGGCGACGTGGGTGATCTTGCGATACTTGCGGTTGCGAGCCAGGAACTTGACCCAAGCGCGATGCGTCATGACACCGGCCGTGGCCGAGCCATTCAGCGTGGTCGAGGTCACAGCCGCCACAGCGCCCGAGTTCAGGTCGCCGTCACCGGTCCAGATGTCCGACATGAATTCGTACACGTGGGCGTCGCGCTCGACTTCCATCAGGCGGGCCATCGTCAGGGCGACAATGTCCAGCGTGCTGGCGCGCAGGGCTTGGTCCGAAAACTCGGCGCCGAACGACCAGGTGGGCAGACGACGCAGACGATCGGCCGTCGAGAACTTGGCCACCATCACAGGGCCAGCTAGCTGCGCGATGCGCTGCGAGCGGGTCTGCTCCGGGCCACCGGCAGTGCCGTAGTTCACAACCGGCTGTTCAAAGTTCTCGTTGGCCACCGACAGCGGCACAGCGATCATCTCGTCGAACACCACGGTGTCCGTCGTGCGATCCTTGGCCATCGCCGACTCGATCATGGTGACGATCGCGGCGGGGAACAAGGTGCGCGAGGCTGAGCCGAAGGGCGTGCCCTGGTCCCTGGTGTTCGAGCTGTTCGCGGCCTGGAAGCCACTGTTGCCGTCCAGCACTTCGCCCAGCGTCGCAGGACGCAGGCCGAACTGGTTCACGCCAGGCATCGTCAGGCCTTCGGAGGCCAGCAATTGCTGGTAGGGCGTGCCCTTGCCCATGTCGCAATCCTGCGCATAGGCCCGGTTGATGTACTGGGGCACCGACAAGTTGGCGGCATGCGCCTCCTTGTAGATAGTCGGCTTGATGTCAACGTGCTGCGTGTTGCCAGCCGTGTCGATGAAGAATGCCATGGTGGTTTCTCTCCTGTAAGGCTGGCTGGATCAGCAAACGCGCTGGATGACGCCGGTCGTGCCGACGGCACCGGTGCCCGCAGTCCCGAGGGAGACAACGCGGAACTTGTGGTTCAGGGTGGTGCCGGCGCCCGTGGCCTTGCATACCTTGGGGTAGCTGGTCAGGGCCGTGCCGGCTGCCGTGATCGTGCCAGCCACCACGTAGTCGCCAATGGCGACCACACCCGTACCCGGCGTAGCCTGCAGGCCGTCGAACACGACGGTTGCGCGGTCGAACTCGACGCTGACGCCGGCGATCGTGAACTGATTCTGCGTGGCCGATTCCACCGAGGTCACAATGCCCTCGATCTCATCGCCAGCGACGGCCAGGTTGTACTGCGACTCGGCAGCCAACTTGACGATCTTGCCTTCTTCCTTCTGCGTATAGGCAGCAGCCGAAGCGCCCAGACGCGTCGTGATGCTGGCTTCCGTCGGAGCGATCGGTTGGATGTAGTGCGAACGTGCCATTTTCGGTCACTCCTCAGTGTGCGGGAACAGTTGCCACCAAGGCGGCGAACATGGGATTGATGGGAGCCTTCTTCGGCTTGGTGGTGTTTTCCGGCGTGACGGCTGCAACACCACCAACCTTGAACTTGTCCTTGAACACCGTGCTCAGGCGGGCATGCTCAGCGAGCAGCTCGGTCGGGCCGAGGGTGTCGGCGGCCGAGGCCTGGCCACCCAGCGCCACAGTCATGCTGCGCAGGCTGGCCCGGGCGATCGACAGCAGGCCGTCTTGCGACGCGCTGGCTTCCGTGGCACGAGCCTCCAACACCTGCTTGTCAGCCAAGGCCTGCACCAGGCTGGCTTGTGCCTTGGTCAGCTCGCCCTGCAGGAAGGTCACCACGTCGGGCGCGGCGGCCACCGGGGCGGGGGTAACCGGGGCCGCCACAGGCGGGGTCTCGGCCGCAACCGGCTCAGGGATTTCGGGAGTGGCCACAGGAGCGACAGGCGCTTCCGCAGTCATCTTCAACACATCTTCCATCGGCACGCCGCTGGCCAGTGCTGCAAGTTGGGCTTCAGTGAGGTCCATGTCTTTGGGTCCAAGGTTTTCGGGATTGTGGGATAGCAGCGGGGGTGTGTCCACAGAAGCGGTCAGACTCCCGCGCACATTGGCAGCCTTGGGGGCCGCAGCTTTGGCGAAGGCCAGGGCATCGGTCATGGTGCCAACTGCGTCGATCCCACCGGCCGCCAGCGCATCTTCACCAAGCATGGTGCGACCTTGTCCAATCTTGCGTTCAGCCGCTGAAGGAGTCATCCCTCGACGGTCGGCCACGTAGCCAAGGAAAATGCCCGACAGGGTATCGGCCTTGGCCTGCATCTCAGCCTTGGCCACATCCGACAGAGGCTCATAGGGATTACCCAGAGCCTTGAACTTGCCCGAGCGGATCACGGTAGCCTTAACCCCTTGGTCCTCGAGCATCTTGCTCTTGTCCATGTGGACCATGAGCGTGCCGATCGACAGCACTTCAGCAGTCTGCGAAGCGAAAACTCGGCGAGCGGAAACCCCCAGCCAGTAAGCCGCCGACATCATGCCTCCGCCGGTATGCGCCACCACCGGCTTGACCTTGTCGACGTTGCGGATCAAGGTGGCCAGTTCCTGCACCCCGTTCACGTGCCCGCCGGGCGAGTCGATGGCCAACACGATGCTGGACACTTTGCCGTTCTGCACGGCTTCGACCAGTGAGTCGGCCACGTTGTTGTAGCCGGTCACGCCGAACAGGCGAAAGAAGCCTGCGTCGCCGGTCACCAGAGGACCGGAGATCGACACGATGCCCACGTTGTCCTGTACCGAAAGCAGGGGAGGCACCATGTCTTCAAAGCTGCCACCGCGTGCCATATGCTCGGCCGCCTCATGGACTGCAGCTTCATACAGGTTCCACCCGGCTTCTGTACCCAGCCACAGGCCTGGGGTCAGGTCTGCGTGTGAGGGTTTGGAGAGCTTTTTGGCCATGGGGTTGGACTATAGCGGAAGAACCGGAGAAAGTAAGTGCCAACTTTGCTTAAGGCTGACCGAACTTGATGACCGGCAGCAGCCCGGCCACCACAAGGGTCCTGCCGGCACTGGTCACTGCTGCGCTGTAGCAGAGGTAGGTGGTGTTGCGCACGCCTCCGCTCACCTTCTGCAGCACGTAGGGTGTCGAAGGTTGAGCTGCCCCGATCTTGAGCGCCGATGGCGCAGGATCCACACCCTCAACCACTGAGATCGTCACCGTTGCTGATGAGATGGTCTCGCCCACCGCCAGGCTGTCGGTGTAGTCAAAACTGAGCACATCAGTCTCGCCCAATTCGAGGGGGAGCAAAAGCTCAGGCTCACGGGTGATGATGCTTGTCATGGTGGATCCTCAGCAGCCGGTGCGCACAATGCGCCGGCCAGTTGCTTCTCGATTGATGGTGCGATCGTAGCCGCCGCGCTTGATAAACCGCACACCCGGCACCAAGGTCCCGAGGGTGACCAGAGTGGCGTTGCTGATGTCAACGAGGTTGAACGATTCGGCCTGTGCTGCGAACTTGGTCACAACTGCAAAACAGGTCTCGGCCAAGTTGAGCGCGTCCGCCTGGGCGTCGGCCAGCGCTGAGCCGGCCGTGCTGGTGTCCGTCAGTGTGAAGGCGTCGGCGTTGGCGGCCACTTGCGTGGCAAATACGCTCCAGGCGTCGGTCAGCGTGATCGACTCAACCTCTGCCGCTGTGGGGGCGGTGGTGGCCGCACTGGCGTCCACCAAGCTCAACAGCTCAGCCTGCGCGGCCGAAGCCTGGCGCAGCGCTGTACTCGTGTCTGCCGGGGTGAAATTGTCGGCGTTGGCCGCTGCCGTGGCCAGCAACGCCACCAGCGAATCGACCGGAGTCAAGCTCTCGGCCTGCGCCGAGACGAACTGAGCCGTCGTGCTGCCTGTGTCGGTCAGTGCGATCGACTCAAGTTGCGCCTGCACGTTGCCGAGGCTGCCCACCGACGTGTCCGTCAGCGTGAGAGTCTCGGCCCCTGCCGCGTTGGCCGTTGCCAGGCCGGTGCTGGAGTCTGTTGCGGTGAAGCTGTCCGCTCCAGCGACTGCGAAGGTCTCGCTTGCGGCGCTCGAGTCTGTGGGCGTGAGGCTGTCAGCGCCAGCTGCCGGGCTTGCAACCCCCGCCGCGCCGGCGTCAGTCAACGTGAGGCTCTCAGCCTGCACCGACGTTGTGGCCGCTGTGCTCGCGCTGGCATCGGTCAGCGTGACGCTTTCGTTCTGGGGCGTCGCCGACCCGCCGACGCCTGTGCTGGCATCAGTCAAGCTCAGCGATTCGGCTTGGCTTGCCGACGTGACGTTCGAGCCGACGGCGCTGTCGGTCAGTGTGACGCTGTCAGCACCTGCTCCGGCCAGGGCGGCCAGACTTGCGCTGGCGTCTGCCAACGTGACACTGTCTGCGAGGGTGCCAGTCGAGGTAGTCAGCCCAGTGCTGGCATCGACCAGCGTGACGCTTTCAACCCGCGTGTCCGTCTGCCCCTGGGAAGCTACACCGGCGTCTGCCAGTGTGAGGCTTTCAGCGCCGGCGCCGATCAGCTGGCCAGCGGCCGCGCCGGCGTCAATCAACGTGAGGCTGTCAGCACCTGCGCCGGCCAGACTGGCAAGCGCTGCCCCGGACTCCGTCAGAGACAAGCTGTCTGCAAGTGCGCCGGTCTGCCCTTGAACCGCTGTGCTTGCGTCTGCCGGCGTGAGGCTTTCCGCCCCGGCGGCCGCCAGGGCTGAGCCGGCGTTCGAGCTGTCGGTCAGCGTGAGGCTTTCAGCCTCGGCTCCAACCACTTGCCCGATCGCCGCGCTGCTGTCCGCCAACGTGACTGAGTCTGCGCCGGCCCCCAGGGCCGCCTGAGCTGCTGCAGCCGCGTCGACCAACGTGACCGATTCCGCACCGGCGCCGGCCAGCGCGGCCGCGCTCGTGCTGGTGTCTGCAAGGGTAACCGACTCCGCGCCGGCGTCTGCCAGAGATGAGCCAGCGTTCGAAGAGTCTGTGAGGGTGACCGACTCTGCACCGGCATCAACAAGCGATGCGCTGGCCGATGCAGCATCCGTCAGCGTGACCGATTCGGCGCCTGCACCAAGCGCGGCACCCGTGGCCGTGGAAGCGTCCGTCAGCGTGACGCTGTCTGCGCCCGCTGCATTCGTTACCGACAGGCCACTGGCGCTATCGGTCAGTGTGACGCTATCCGCACCGCCATCGCTGAAAACCAGCGCGGCTGAGCCTACATCGCTGAGCGTGAAGCTCTCAGCGCCGCCCACGAAGAAGCTGAGGATACCGACTGCTGAGTCGGAGAGACTCAGCGTATCAGCACCACCATCGCTGTAGCTGGCAGGCCCGCCCCCAGGAGTCAGCTGTATCCAACTGACCCTGACCTTACCGCTGGAGCCCGTCAGGGCAAGCAGCAGCGACATGCCGGGTTACTCGAAGTAAGCGTCGAATGTAATCAGGAATGTGACAACACCTGTTGTCGTCACCACACCCACATTCTTGGCACAGATAGCCACAAACTCGCCGGGGTTCACCGCGATAGGAGCAAGAAATGGCATGTACACGCCATTCGGGCTACCAAGCGTTCCAAGGGCGGCGGCAGCCGCGAAAGACTCGGCGCCAAGTGGGACGCGACGAGGCGCTTTGGTTGCGGCTGCCTCGGCCGTAGCCATAGATACTGCCGTATGCCCATAGGCCAGGGAGTACAGGAACACCACAGGAGTAGCATTGCCCACTAGCACCGTTGTCACCACAGAACTGATGCGCACACCCTTGATGTAAAGAGTCTTACCTGGAATTGCAGCAGTCGGCAAGGGATTCTGGTAGCTGCTCACAATGCCATCAGTGCCTGCAGCAAGCGTTGGAAGCGCGCTGAACTGGCCGCCCAAGCCTGAACCCAGCGCCGCCGTCGTGTTGGTCATCACGGCGCCGGCGCCTGCGGCCAAGCTGTTCGAGTACAGGGCTGTAGTGCCCGCCGTCTGACCCGTCTGGCCTTGGCTGCCCATGCGGCCTTGAATGGCAGCGATGGTGGCATTGTCCTTGCCCAACGCTCCGCTGTCCTGCATGGCTACCCAGATGTAGCCGAGTTTGATAGTGCTGGCCAGCGTCGGCGCCACACCTCCGTTGTACGTGCGGACGGTGAACGGCTGGCTCGGCTGGTACGTCGGCAAGCCCATGTTGTTCGGGGTGGCGATGACCGCTTGGCATGCGCCGTCGATGTAGTACAGAACACGGTCGTTCTCGATGACGATCTTGAAGCGGTGCATAACGGCGACACTGGGTACAGTCAACGCGGCGCTTGTGAGTTCACTGCCGTTCGTGTTCAGCACAGCCTTCAACGTGCCTGTGGTATCGAAACGGAAGAATGCCCCATCGGTCGGAGCTGTACTGGCGCTGCACTGGAACAGCCCAGCTTCAGTCACGCAGTTGGTTTGCGGCACATTGGACCAACTCATGTCCCACACTGCGTATAGTGCGCTGTCGGCCATGATAGGGAACATGGCGTAGGTGCTGACACGAGACACCGTGCTGAGCGTCGTGATCGCGCTGGCATTCAAGTTCAGCGTACCACTCGCACAGGTCACAGTCTGCGTCGTGACCGGGGCAGTGAAGACCGCGCTGTTCAGCGTGGTATTGTTGAACGCCTCGTTCAAGCACACCAACTGCTGCCCGACGGTCAGACGACCCTGCGTAGAGGTGCGAACACCCTGCGCCAGCCGCCCAGCCGGGTCTCCTGTCTCGGACACCTCACCTGCAAGAATGACGTAGCCAGCTTTTGCAGGATCGAGCGTAGCGTTGCCAATGGGCTGACCAAAGCTGTCCAGGCTGGTGCCTGCAATTTGAACGTCGAGGGACATGGTGGTTCTCCGTTAGTCCGCCCACACAAACCGAACCGACCACTGGCCAGTCAGCTTGTGGATGCTGCGCGCGTAAATGGTGAAGCCGGTAGAGGCTGTAGGTGTGCCGCAAGCCAGACTTGCAAGTTGGGGGAAATACCTGTGGTCAGCCGCTGTGTGGTCGGTGCTGGTGTCGTCGGCCATGACAAACGCCTCAACCTTGCTGGTCGCCAGGATCGATGTTTGACCTGTCACAGCCACGCTGGCCTCATTGCTGCCGGGCGCTGCTCCAAAGTCAATAGTGGCTGTGCCCTGCCCGGTACTCATGGCTGAATCTCCAGGCGAAATCGATCTGAGACGCCGGTTGTCGTGATAGCCAAAGTGTACGTGACAAAGGCCCCAGTCAGGGCCTGCCAAGCGCTGCTACCTACTGACGAACTTCCCGAGTCCAACATCACAAGCCTTATCTGGCCAGACGCGCCCTCGGGGAACATTGGCCGGATGGCCAAGGACCAGGTTCCGGCTGGGACAGGGTTGTCCCAGCCCATGACCGCGCTTGTGGTCAGGTCGGGGCTGGTGATGTAGTCCGCGTCGTTGTAGGTTGATTCGTCGATGCACGCAAACAGGTCTGTGCCAGTGCTGGCCGTCCAGCCTGCCACGCTGATGTCGCTACCGGGGTGGAAGACGGTGATCGACGAGAAGACCGCCGAGACAGGGGAGGCTGAAACTGGTGAGAGGCCAAGCATGGCTTACACCTGTGCCCACCCGAACACGCCGGGCTCCCAGACGTTGGCAGCGTAGTTGCTAACCCACTCGTGGCCGTTGTGCAGCACATGAGCCCCAAGAGCGTAGGCATCGCTCGCCCCGGTAGGCTGCACCCACTCCTGCACCGCTGGGGTCCCGCCAGGGGCAACCAGAGCCGTCTTGCGCCAGTTCGCCACGCTAGGCTGCCATACATTCGCGTCGAGCAGTGACACCCACAAGTGGGTGTTGTGTCTGACCATGGCGTCCTTGACGTAGGCATCGTGGGCGCCGGTAGGCTGAACCCAGGCCGGGATGTCGGTGTCCGCGTCTACCCACCCGCTCACGCCAGGAACCCAAACGTTGGCCATGATGAGGGAACGCCAGCGCTTCCCGGCATACGCGACGATGGCGCCGAAGGCATAGGCATCTGCCGACCCGGTGGGCTGTACCCAAGGCTTGGCGAAGTGCTCCTGCGTCAATTCCTCGGCGTGGTATTCCCATCCGTGCGGGGGCGTCGCGCCGCCGGCATAGTCGGACACGCTCAGCCGATACCCTGGGGCGGCAACGTATAAATGTGCGATGGCGACTTGGTCGCCGACCATTCTCACAAGTGAGCCCATGATTTATCCCGTGACTGTCCAGCCCTTGGCTGTTGCTATTGTTGGGTTATCACTTGCAGTTCCGTAGTTGCCTGTTACTGTTATTGTTTGGGCGCCTGATGCTGTGCCTAGATTTGTGTAAATCTCATTTAATTCAGCAGCTGAGAGCTTGCATCCTGAGCAGCTAATAGCTCGTGTCGTGCCTGAGAGGGCGCCTCTAGCGAGCGAGGCGCAGGCGCTAAACATGCCGGAGAAATTTGTGCCTGATGCCGTATTCAGCAACGGAACTGAAACCAGTGAATAGCAGCTGTTAAACATGCTGGAGAAACTTGTGCCTGATGCCGTATTCAGCAAGGGAGCTGAAACCAGCGAGATGCAGGAGCTGAACATGCTGGAGAAATTTGTGCCTGATGCCGTATTCAGCAACGGAACTGAAACCAGTGAATAGCAGGAGTTAAACATGCTGGAGAAATTTGTGCCTGATGCCGTGTTCAGCAACGGAACTGAAACCAGTGAACGGCAGTTGCTAAACATGCTGGTGAAGTCCGTGCCTGATGCCGTATTCAGCGAGGGAGCTGAAACCAGTGAATAGCAGGAGTTAAGCATACTGGAGAAATTTGTGCCTGATGCCGTATTCAGCAACGGAACTGAAACCAGTGAACGGCAGTTGCTAAACATGCTGGTGAAGTCCGTGCCTGATGCCGTATTCAGCAACGGAACTGAAACCAGTGAATAGCAGAAGCTGAACATGCTGGAGAAACTTGTGCCTGATGCCGTATTCAGCAAGGGAGCTGAAACCAGCGAGATGCAGGAGCTGAACATGCTGGAGAAATTTGTGCCTGATGCCGTATTCAGCAACGGAACTGAAACCAGTGAATAGCAGGAGTTAAACATGCTGGTGAAATTTGTGCCTGATGCCGTATTCAGCGAGGGAGCTGAAACCAGCGAGGCGCAGAAGCTGAACATGCTGGAGAAATTTGTGCCTGATGCCGTATTCAGCAACGGAACTGAAACCAGTGAATAGCAGTTGTTAAACATGCTGGAGAAATTTGTGCCTGATGCCGTATTCAGCGAGGGAGCTGAAACCAGCGAGGCGCAGAAGCTGAACATGCTGGAGAAATTTGTGCCTGATGCCGTATTCAGCAACGGAACTGAAACCAGTGAATAGCAGTTGTTAAACATATACGAAAAATCTGCAATAGCTCCGCCGGTAAGCTGAAACACTTCCAGGTCATAGATGCCAATCGTTAGGCTAAGAGCACTGATACTTAAAGTGGTTAAATTCACCCCATTAATGGCAATATCTAACCATGGGGCACTGTGTACGCTCAAGCCAGATTGACTGTGGATCTTCTGCAGGTTTATGTTAGTCAGCGTGCCTCCGTTACCTACCGCCGTGATCACGGCCACTTTATACAACGGCACAAACACAGTGCCAGATCCATCCGTGGTCAACGCCACTGCCCCGCCACCGATGGTCGTTGACACCTGGAACGTGTCTGCCGCTCTGTTCACGATGTAGTATTTCGTGAACGTGCTGATGCCGGTCGTGCTGGTGATGGCGGCAAAATTGACGACTTGCCCGTTTTGCCAGCCATGCGCTGTCAAATTGACGGTGTCACCGGAGTCGGTGAATGTGCAGGCTACAGCCGAAGATGTCCCGACCGGATTGCCGCTGACATTGGCATAGACGATGTTCGTCTCGGCCTGGACGCCAGACGATACGTTGGTGTTGCCCGTGCCATCGCCCCAGTTGACCGTGAAGTCCCCGGCCGCAGACAGCGCGACGAAGTTGCTGGCGTTGTCATAGACAGCGTACAGGCCGGAGAAGCCCTCGGCTGCCGGGATTGGGTTGACTGGCCAGTCGACGTTCCTGACCCATGCTGTCGTTGGGTTCGCATTCGACGCCGCGCTGCGCCCCCTGACTGGCAGGCCCGGTAAGGCCCTCCCGACTGCTGGGGAACCCTTTGGGCCGTAGTCCATGATCAGAAGTCCACAAATTCAGCGCTGAAGACCGCGCCGTTGGTCAAGGCCACTCCGATGGAGCAGTAGAGGCGATCCGCTGCCTCAAGCCGAAGCGGGGTCGATTCGGAGATGTCGGCGAAGTTCGTCTTCGTCACGCCGGCCGTCGCAGCCAGGGTCTGGGCAGACATCGTCTCCGAGAACTTCAGCCTCTTCGTGGTGCCGGAGTCCTTGCTGATGAACAGGTAGATGCCCGTCGCAGTCACGGTGCCTCGCGGGATCGCAGACACCCGAGTGACGATGCAACCGTTCGATCCGGCCGTGACCAGCAGGGCCGTGTTCGTCGGGCTGTCGTCGGCGACGGTGCCGGCCGACGAGCATGCGGCATAGGCTGTCTTTGGCGTCTGCGCAAACGGGGCAGTGAAGGTCATGGCCATGATTGAATCCTAGAAGCTGAGCGACGCAGCCTGGACCTGCGCCAGGGACTGCAGGACGTTGAGGGTGGCGGCCGAGGCCGTGCAGAACACGTTCAGGCTTCCCGTGAAGCTCACCAGGGCGTCGCTGTTGCTGCTCTTCTCGACCGTGTCCCGCACCAGGGTCGTGGATGCGCTCAGATGGCCGATCCCGACCTCCCATGCCGTTCCGTTGTCGATGCAGTACCCGAACGAAGGCCCAACTCCGAAGGCCGTGTTGAAGGTCTGGTAGCCGGCCACAGCACCGTCCAGGGTCAGGCTCCCCGTGCCAGGAGTTGCGCTCGTCTCCTTGACCCTGTCAGCAACCGTCGTCATGGAAAATCAGCAATTCAGGGCGTAGGTGACCGTCAGAGAGTCGCCGTTGGAGACCGTCTTGGCGCCGCCCGAGAACGTACCGGCGCTGAACAGCGTGCCGGTGGTATTGTCGATGGCCGACGTGCCGTTGATGTTGATGAAGCAGCCGTCCACCGTCACACCAGAGCCAGAAGTGATGGCGAAGGTGTAGGTGCCGGTGCTGGGCTTCGTGCGGCTGCCCGCGCCCGTGCCGGAAGCACTGGACCAGGAAATCGTCTTGCGCGGCGAGGTGTAGGTTGGCGCATTCGCAGCACCCACTTCCAGCCAGCCGGCGTGCGACGCTTGCGTGTCTCCCACTGCCGCCGCACCCGTGCCCTTCAGGCCCATGTAGGTGGTCGCCGTGAAGGCCGAGCCGGCCAGGATCGTGTCCAGCAGCAGCTTGGCACCCACGTCGGTCACCAGATTCGGCGCCACATCTTCCCACAGCAGGTTGCCGTCCTTGTCGTGACACTGCACCTGGTACTCACCGAAGATGCGAAAACCTTCGACATTGGACTGCAAAGCTGACACCGAAGCGGCGCTGAGGTCCAGGATTTTCATTTGGTCGCTGTTCATGCTGTGGGCTCCTCAGGCAGCGGGGGTGGCGTCAGGGACGACTTCGATCTGGCTCTCTTCGAACCAGCGGGTCTGGTCTTCCCCGTAGGCGACCAGGTAGAAGAACTTCTCGGTCGACGCCTCGTAGCGAGCGTCCAGGATTGGCCCCTGGATGACTGGCGCGATTTGCCGTACGACAGTGTTCAATGCGTGGGCCATGTCAGGCTCCTGTCAGTGTGAAGACCTGCGCCTTCGTTGGTGATTTAGGACTTGCCGGCGTACCCGGCTTGAGCGTCTTGTTCATCGTGCTCGTCTGGCTGTTCGGATTTTCCACCGGGGCGGCGGCCGCGCCGCCCTTGAACATCGTGCCGGCCAGCGGCGCCATGCCAGCAGGCGGCAAGCGGCCGGTCAAGCGCACACAGGCTTCGTCATCGGGCATGTAGCCCAGGCTGTTCAGCTCGAGAATCCGGCTCTGTTCCATCGCCTTGTACGCCTCAAGCTCGCTGCTGGGGCGCAGGTCGAGTTGGTCGAACTCAAAGTCGATGTAGACGTCCTGGCCGAACAGGCGCACGGCCATGGTCATCATGCGCGACCAGAACTCGTTCAGCTTGCGCCGCACCAGGTCTGCATGCTTGAGGTACAGCATCGTCTCCGCGCTGGCTGACGTGCTCGTGCTCGAGTGGCCCAGCACTGCTGGCATCGTCTTCGCACCGGTGGCCAGTTTCGCATTGAGCAAGCCCTGCACCGCCTGGAAGGTCGCCGACACGTCCGCCGCCTGCCCCTCCATGTAGCCGTAGTCAATCGAGTCGAACCCGACCAGTGCGTCTTCGGGGGCCAGGCCGTTGATGACCGTTTCCACGCCGGCGACCAGCGTGTTCATGAAAATTGAATAGGCTTCCGGATCGGCCAGGATGTCGGGCGGGCAG